GAGTGCGCTATTGAGCGAAAGCAGCGCGGGCCTGACCATTTTCCCGACGCCGGGAATATGGTGGAAACTAGGTAGGATCGACGAGAACTAGGTAATAAACTAGGTAGTACCGAATTGCCGTCAGAGACAGAACCACAAAGGAGGACAGAATGGACGCTCAGTATCGAATCGACATGCTTCACCGCCGCATCCGCGAACTGGAACTGTGGCAGGAGAAAGCCCGCGAGGACATCGCCCGCCTGGAGCGGTGCATCGTCGGGCTTGCCGAGCCTCGCACGGAGTTCCGCGATCTCGGAGAGGTCGCCGCTGCGGCTGGGCTGACGCATGTGCGCTAGGTAAAGAGTATTCGGAACTGCGGTCTGATCCTGACCCATGTCAGGGGTAGGACTGCCCTCGTCGCCGTCAGCGTAGCCACTGGGAGTCCCGGTGGAGCGCACTCCGCTGGCGGCGGTTTGTGTTGCTGTATCTAGATTGTGTGCGGCAACGCTGCAAGGCACGTTGACCGCTGCGGTATGGTGAAGCCATGCCACAGCGAGTCGAGCTTCTCCGCACGCCGCGACCGAACTTCAAGATCAAGAAGGCGTACCGCCCGAACGCGGCGGCTCGCGGGTACTGCGACCCGAAGCACGCGGCGTGGCGGCGAGAGGTCTTGCTGCGGGACAACTGGCAGTGCCGAGCCTGCGGCCGCGTGTGCGGCAAGAAGCGGGAGGCCCACGCTGACCACATCATCCCCGTCGCCCAGCGGCCAGACCTCCGGTACGAGGTGGCGAACGGCCAGTGCTTGTGCCACTCCTGCCACAGCCGCAAGACGGTCGTTTGCGGATGAACGTGCGCTTTTTGGGTGCCTCGGTCATGCAACATACCTTACGTAATAAGAAGGATTTGCAGCCCTACCCCCTAGGGGGGGCCGCTAAAACCGGGCCGTCTGAGCGAAACCATGGGGTATCCTTCCGCGTGCGCGGCCGGGAGTTTTCGGCCCCCCCCCTTGCCACGCCTCCTATAACGCGATCCTAGGCCCGTTTCTCCCCAGGGTAGAAAACCCCGATGAAGATCAAAAACCGCGTCAAAGAGCTCCGTATCGTCCCTGCGAGCGAGTTGTTGCCGAACCCGAAGAACTGGCGAACGCACCCCAAGGCCCAGCAAGATGCCCTCCGGGGAGTCTTGGCCGAGGTCGGCATGGCCGACGCGGTGCTGGCCCGCGAACTGCCAGATGGCTCGCTCATGCTGATCGACGGCCACCTGCGGGCCGAGACGGTCGCCGACGCCAAAGTGCCGGTGCTGATCCTCGACGTGACCGAGGCCGAGGCCGACAAGATTCTGGCGACCCTCGATCCGCTCGCGGCGATGGCCGAGAAGGACGCCGAGCAGTTGGCGTCGCTGCTTGGGACGCTCAAGGAGCAGGACGATACGCTCGCAGCATTGGTGTGGCCCGACTACATCATCGACCCGCTGCTGTCCGCTGATTGGACGCCGCCCGAACCGGGCGAGATGCCCACGAAGGAACAGAAGTCCGAGCAGGACGTGCTTCGCTTGACAGCCGAGCAACGCGAAACCATCGACGCGGCCATCGCCAAGTGCCGCAAGTTCAACGAGGACGATTCACTTACCGAGGCCCAGTGCGTCGAGTTGATCTGTGTGGAGTATCTCGACAAGTGAACGTGCGGCTGGCGTTTGGCTGCGGGCCGCAAGCACAGTGGACGGGACTCACATGCAAGTCAGGCTCGCGTTTGGTGGGCGGGACGCCGAGTGGCGTGGCCTTAGAGAGAGAGAGAGAGAGAGAGAGAGAGAGAGTGAGACTCGTCCATAATCCGTGCACCGCCGTTGGGATGTGCCTGTCAACAATCCCACGTGAAAAAGAACCCGCACTGCTGGTGTCTTTCGCCTACCTAAAAAACTGGCTGAAGAACAAGCACCGATTTCACTATCGTGACTGGGTTCTCGACTCCGGTGCGTTCTCGGCACACAACGCGGGAACTGAAATCAAACTGCAGGACTACATCGACACCTGCAAGCGACTCAAGGACGAAGACCCAACGCTCACCGAAATCTACGCGCTCGACGTGATCGCCGATTGGAGGGGCTCGCTCAAAAACTGCGAAGAGATGTGGCGACAAGGTGTGCAGGCCATTCCGTGCTACCACGTCGGGGAGCCCGAACACGTACTCAAAACGCTTGCGAGCCAATATCCAAAGATCGCGCTCGGCGGTGCTGTCGGCTACCGCAAGAAAGACGAATGGGCACAACAGTGCTTCGCTCGCGTGTGGCCCAAGAAGATTCACGGGTTCGGCTACGGCGCGGAGAAGTCCATCATGGGACTTCCGTGGCACTCGGTGGACGCGACGAACTGGGAGATTGGCCCGTGCAAGTTCGGGCGATGGAACAGCATGGGCGGTCAGTATCTCAACTGGCGAGGCGGCAAGCAGAACCTCCGCGCCGAGGTTGAGTGGTATTTAGACCTTGAACAACGTGCTAGACAGAAGTGGTCAGGGGCGATGAAGGCTCTTGAGGCTCAGGCGGAAAACACTCTTCGTCTTGCTGTAGTGACGCCGGATACGGTGTCACCGAGACAGGAGCAAGCATTTGGAGTTTCAAAATGAAAACCGTCCTGATCCTTTCCGGTGGCATGGATTCCGCCACCCTGCTGTATGACCTTCTCGCCCACGGCGATTCGGTCGAGGCCGTCGGCGTCAACTACAAGCAGCGGCACGGCAAAGAACTGGCGTGCGCCGCCGAGTTATGCCACGGCCTCGGCGTGCCGTTCGACGTTCTCGACCTGTCGAGCCTGTCGGCGTTCCTCACCGGCAGCAGCCAGAGCGACCCGAACATGGCCGTGCCGTTCGGTAAGTACGACGAGCCGACCATGAAACTCACCGTCGTGCCGAATCGAAATATGTTCATGCTCGCAGCCGCCGGAGCCGTCGCCATCGCCCGCAAGGCCGACCGGCTGGCCTACGGGGCACACGCGGGCGACCACACGATCTATCCCGACTGCCGCCCCGAGTTCGTCAAGGCGATGACCGAGGCGTTCGGCTTGTGCGATTGGCACACCCTCGGCCTGCACGCCCCGTACCTCGACATGACAAAGGGCGACATATGCAAGCGGGGCGTGACGCTCGGCGTGCCTTATGAAAAGACATGGACGTGCTACGTCGGCGGCGACCGACCGTGTGGCAAGTGCGGAGCCTGCACCGAGCGGGCCGAGGCGTTTGAGTTCGCAGGAATCTCCGACCCGCTGCTGGCCGCCGCATGACCATCACAAAGCACTTCAAGTTCTACGCCGCCCATCGCAACGAAGAGATCGGCGGCAAGTGTGCCTCGATCCACGGCCACCGCTACGGTATCGCGGTCACGGTGGCCGAAGCCCGCCAGGGCAGCATCACGATGCTCTTTGAGGACATCGAGAAGCGAGTCAAGCCGCTGCTCGACCGCCTCGACCACTCGCTGCTCCTGCACACAAGCGACCCGGCCCGCGATGCCCTGCTCTCGTCGGGAGCCTGCTGCCGCGTCTACGAAGTGCCGTTCCCAACATCGGCCGAGAACATGGCCGAGCATCTGCTCGCTGAACTGCGGGCCACCGGCCTCAACGTCGTGGAATTGGCCCTCCAAGAAACCGACACCTCCATCGTCACGGTGAAGCCATGAAGCAATACACGGTCAACGAGATCTTCTGGTCGCCGCAAGGCGAGGGGATGCGGGCCGGGCAGATGAGCGTGTTCATCCGGTTCACAGGCTGCAACCTCCGCTGCCGGATGGAACAGGCCGAAGACTCACCGGGCGGCTTCGACTGTGACACCGAGTTCGCATCGGGCCGCAAACTCTGCGCCGCCGAGATCGTGGACGAGGCCCGCTCGCTCGTCGGCAAGCCGCAGGCATGGTACGACGCGGGACGCAAGGCGTGGGTCGTGTTCAGCGGCGGCGAGCCCGCCTTGCAAGTTGACCGCGAACTGGTCGATGCCCTGCACGCCGCTGGGCTCCTTTGTGCCATCGAAACCAACGGCAGCAAGGACGTGAGCGGCCTCGGGCTCGATTGGGTCACGGTCAGCCCAAAAGTTGCCGAGCACGCTGTCCGACAACTCACCGCCGACGAAGTGAAGTACGTGCGGGGCTACGGGCAGGCTGTCCCGAAGCCGACGTGCAAGGCAACGCACCAACTGGTCAGCCCGGCGTTCGATGGATGGACGCTCGACAAGCGAGCCGTGGAGTGGTGCCTGCAACTCATCAAGGAGAATCCCGAATGGCGGCTGTCGATGCAGCAGCACAAGGCGTGGAACGTGCGCTAACGTGGCGCGACGTGGCTGATGCCGCGTCGGCACTGCGTGCCCGCAATCCGCAGGCAGAGGCGGTCTACGGCGTGCCGCGTGGCGGCATCCCGGTCGCCGCATACACCGGCCTTCCGTTGATCGCCCCGGCCGAGGGCACGATCACGCTCGACGTACTGGCTCACTACGACCGCGATTCGCTGCTGGTCGTGGATGACCTCGTAGACAGCGGCAGGACGCTCCAGCCGTTTGCCGCCGAGGGCTACCGCGTGGACGCCCTGTTCCGCAAGCCGCACTCGCCGCCCGCCCTCGCTCCCAACGCCACCGAAGTCACGGGCTGGGTGAAGTTCCCGTGGGAGGCCGAACGCGGCCCAGAGGACGCCGTGGTGCGGCTGCTGGAGTGGGTGGGCGAAGACCCGACCCGCGAAGGCTTACTCGACACGCCGAAGCGGGTGGTCAAGGCGTTCCGCGAGATGACCTCGGGCCTCGCCGTCGAGCCGCGAAGCGTGCTGGGCACCGTGTTCAATGAGACGAGCGACCAGATGGTGGTCGTGCGGGGCATCCGATTCAGCAGCATGTGCGAGCATCATCTACTGCCGTTCACCGGCACGGCGGCGGTGGGCTACGTGCCAGGCGGGCGCGTGATCGGCCTGTCGAAGATTCCGCGGCTTGTCGAAGTGTTCGCCAAGCGTCCGCAGGTGCAAGAGCGGATGACAAACCAGATCGCGCAGGCGTTGATGGAACACCTGTCGCCGCGAGGCGTGGGCGTGGTCGTCAAGGCTCACCATTCGTGTATGGGATGCCGAGGCGTTCGTCAGCCCGACGCTGAAATGATTACGAGTTGTGTGCTAGGGTGCATGAAGGACGAACCAGCATCCCGAGCCGAACTGATGGAGTTCATCTGATGGGCAAACGCGGCCCCGCCCCCGAGCCGTCGATCCTCAAATACATTCGCGGCAACCCGAGCAAGGAGAAGGTCAAGACCTCCGAGCCGACGCCCGAGTTGCTGGAGAACTTCGACCCGCCCGAGGAGATCGCCGGCGACGATCTGGCATCGAAGAAGTGGCGGCAGTCGGTGCCTGTCTTGCGGCGTATGCGAGTATTTACCGAAGCCGACATTGACGCCTGGGTTTTGTATTGCCGCACCTGGGCGAACTGGATGCGGGCGAAAGCCAAGTGCGACCAGTTCGGCCGCGACAACATCGCCTACGAGACCGACGCGAACGGCAAGACAAAGATCAAGTGGACGCAGCCGTACAACTGGGCCGTCGATGAGAAGAACCTTGCCACCGACCTGCGGCGGCTCCAGCAGGAGTTCGGCCTGACGCCAAGCAGCCGATCACAGGTGACGATCCATGCCAGCCCCGACGAAGACCCGGTTGCAGCCTTTGTCAAAAAGCGCGGCGACAAAACAGGGGCTTGAGTTCTACTTCTCTCCTGACCGGGCGACGCACGCGCTGGAGTTCTTCGGCGGCTGGCTGCGGCACAGCAAGGGCCGCTTCGCGGGCAAGCCGTTCGAGCTCCTGCCGTGGCAAGGCGAGATGATCGCGGAACTCTTTGGCTGGCTCCGCGTCGATGACGATACCCGCCGCTACCGCGTGGCTTACATCTCGACTGCCAAGAAGTCAGGCAAGTCAACGCTGCTCGCGGGCATCGGCTTGTACCTCCTGGCGATGGACGGGGAAAACGGCTCGGAGGTCTACGGAGCGGCGGCTGACCGTGAACAAGCCTCGGTCGTGTTCCGCGAAGCCGCCAGTATGGTGCGAGCCTCGCCGCAACTCTCCCGCGTGCTTGAAGTCATCGATTCCCGCCGCACGATCGCCTACCGGCGAGAGGCGTCGTTTTACCGCGTCCTGTCCGCTGACGCGTTTCGGGCCGAAGGTCTCAATATTCACGGGCTCCTGTTCGACGAGCTTCACGCTCAGAAGGATCGCCGCCTGTGGGACGCCCTTCGCTACGGCGGTGCGGCCCGAGCCCAGCCGCTGCTCTGCTCGATCACGACGGCGGGCTACGACCGCAAGGGCATCTGCTACGAGCAGTACCAGTACGCCAAGGCCGTCGCTGCGAACTGGAAGCACGACCCGACGTTCTTCTCCTGCATCTACGAGAAGGCCGAGGACGCCGATTGGAAAGACCCTGACTGCTGGCCCGACGCGAACCCGTCATGGGGCGTGACGATCAAGCCGGATGACTTCGCCGCCGACGCCCGCGAGGCCGAGCAGTCGCCGACCAAACTCAACTCGTTTCTCCGCTACAGGCTCAACACCTGGACGACCTCCGACGTTCGGTGGCTGTCACCGGAAACGTGGCAGCAGGGAGCAGAGCCGCTGCGTGACTTCGGCACGCGGCCCGTCTACGCCGGGCTCGACCTTGCCACGACCTACGACCTCTCGGCCCTCGTCCTTATCTGCCCCGATCCCGAGGACGGCAGCATCGACGTGCTGCCGTTTTTCTGGATCCCAGAATCCAACGCCGTGGAGCGGAGCCAGCGAGACAAGGTGCCGTACACCGACTGGATTCGGGACGGGTTCATCCGCACGACCGATGGAAACGTGACCGACTACACCGTACTGCACCGCGACATCGCCCAAATCTGCGAGCAGTATTCGGTGCGGCAGGTGGCCGTGGATTTGAAGTTCAACGGGCAGATGCTCGCCAATATGCTGCAAGGGGACGGGGTGGACGTGCGAGGATTTCCGCAGGGCGGTCGCGCCATGAGCGCGCCTGCCAAGAGCCTCGAAAACCTGATTACCAACGCCAAAATTCGCCACGCCGGGCATCCTGTCCTGTCGTGGTGTGCGGGCAACGTCGCCGTTCACGAAGACCGCTACGGAAACATTTATCCCAGCAAGGCCAAGTCCACCGAGCGGATCGACGGCATCGTGGCGTTGTGCCAAGCCATTGGCGGCTGGATCAGCAGCGAGCAGAAGCCCGACGCGACCCCTGAAATCTTCTTCATATGATTTCCAAAGCCGACAACCGCATCCTCTGGCTCCCCGGCGAAGAACGCATGTGGGACGACGCTGGCTCCAGCCGGTCAAACGCGGGGGTGCGGATCGACTCGTCCAATGCGCAGTCCGTCGCGGCGGTGTTCTCCTGCCTGCGGATCATCGCCGAGACGGTCGCCAGCCTGCCGCTGCACGTCCTTGAGCGGACGCCGGGTGGCGGCAAGCGGCTCGCCCGCGAACTGCCGCTCTACAAGCAACTGCACGCCCAGCCGAACGGCTGGCAGACGAGCTTCGAGTGGCGGGAGCAGGCGGTCTTTCATATCGGACTGTGGGGCGATGCGTTCTCCGAACTGCGGGCCGGGCAGATCGTACCGCTGCATCCCAGCCGCATGAAGGTGGAGCGGATCGAAAACGGCAACCTCCGCTACAAGTACCGCGAAGATCGCGGCAACGAGACGACCTACGCCAACGAACAAATCCTCCAAGTGCGCGGCCCGTCCGACGACGGCGTGAATGGCATGAGGGTGGTCGAAGAGTGCAAGGATGCCATCGCACTCGCTAGGGCGTGCGAACTGCACGGGGCGCGGTTTTTTGCGGCCGGGGCTCGCCCCGGCTTTGTGCTTTCAACCGACGGGCAACTCAACCCCGAGGCCCGCGAGGCGTTGCGGAGCCAGTGGGACAAGCGGCACGCCGGGGTCGGCAACAGCCACAACACGGCAGTGCTGACCAACGGCCTGAGGCCGTTTGAAATCCCGCAGAGCAGCAACAGCGATGCCCAGTTCCTTGAACTGCGCCGCTACCAGTTGGAGGAAATCGCACGGCTGTTCCGCGTCCCCGGTTGGCTGCTCGGCGTCGGCACGGCGGGGCCGCAGGCCGAGATCGAGTTTGTCACGCACACCGTCCTACCGTGGCTGCGCCGTTTCGAGTCGGCGTTCATGCGGGACTTGATCGCGGACGACGACCGCTATCTGGTCGAGTTCGACGTGCGGGGCTTGCTGCGGGGCGACTCCGCGAGCCGGTCGAGCTATTACCGCTCCATGTGGGACATCGGCGTACTCTCGACCGATGACATCCGCGAACTGGAGAACATGGACCCGGTGGAAGGCGGCGAGGTTCGCTACCGTCCGTTGAACATGGGCACCCTCGGAGCCCCGCCCTCGGTCGAGGACGTGCTGGCCCAGCAGCAGCCCGGCAGCGGCATCGACGGGCAAGGCGTCGAGGGCGGCGTGGCGGCTGCGGCGGGCGAAGCCCCCGCCGAGCCGACGACGCCGCAAGTCGCCGACGTGAGCCTCAACGGGGCGCAGATTACCGGGCTCATCGCCATCCTCATGCAAATCCCTTCGGGGTTGCTGTCGAAGGATGGAGCGGCGGCACTTATCGCATCATCGTTCCCCAGCATATCCGCTGCCAGCGTGCAGGCAATCCTCGCGGGCGTGAGTGAGTCGGCCCCGGTCGCGGAGCCGCAGCCTGCCGCCCCGGCACCGCCCCCTATGAAACGCAGCCGCAAAAAGAAAACCGATGGCTAAGTACGACCACATCGACTTCACGCCGCCCGCAGGCGTCCGCAAGGAAGCCCAGAAAGGGCTCGACTGGCGCAGCGAGTTCGGTCGCGGCGGCACGGCGGTCGGTATCGCCCGCGCCCGCGACCTGTCCAACGGCACGACGATTAGCCCCGAGACGGCCCGCCGGATGAAGGCGTATTTCGACCGGCATGAAGTGGACAAGCAGGGCGGCGGCTGGAGCCCCGGCGAAGACGGGTTCCCGTCCAACGGCCGCATCGCCTGGGCATTGTGGGGGTCCGATCCCGGCTACGCATGGAGTCGCAAACTGGTGGAACAGATGAACACCGCAGACGAGGAGAATCGCAGCATGGATACCGTGATTGAACGCCGCTCGCTGGTGATTGACGAGGTGGAATCCGACGTGCCACTGCTCGCGGTCGAGAAGCGGAGCGAGGAAAGCAGCGACGACGGCCGCGAGTGGATCGTCGGCTACGCCGCCAAGTTCGGTGTCAACTCGCTCGAACTGGAAGGCGAGTTCATTGAGCGGATTCATCCCGACGCCTTCGGCCTTGTTGCCGAGCGGCGGGGCCGCAAGAAGCCGCTCGAAACCCGAGCCCTCTGGAATCACGACGCAAACTATCCGCTTGCCCGGTTTCCCGGCACGCTGACGTTGCGGGTCGATGAGGTGGGCCTGCGGTACGAGTTCCCGGTACCTGACACCACCTACGGCCGCGACCTTGCCAGCAACATCAAGGCGGGGATCGTGCGGGGCAGTTCGTTCTCGTTCCAGATCGCCCCCGGTGGCGACGAGTGGAGCGTCGAGGACGGCCGCTCAATTCGCACCGTGACCCGCGTGGGCTCGCTGATCGACGTTGGCCCCGTGACCTTTCCGGCCTACCCCGACGCCGACGCGAAGTTTGCCAAGCGTTCCTATGATGCGTTCCGTGCCGAACGGGCCAAGGCTGATGCCGCCAAGCGGGCCATCGACGCCGCGACCAAGGCCAAGGCCGACGCCCTCCGCGAATACCTGAGGCAGCATGGCCGCTAAATCTGGCGACGTATGCGAGCGGTGCCGCAAGGCCCGCCTCGGCGTCGTGTCGAGCCAATCACGCGGCGAGTATCAGACCCGCTATCTCCGCTGCCCTGCGTGCGGACACACCGCCAAGTCGGTCGTGCCTGCGGAGCAGATTCGCCGCCGGGCTCTTCTTAGTTAGTAAACAACGCCGCCGCATCGCTGGATGGGTGCGGGGGGCAGGCCCTAGGTTCGACGTAGGCGTTGCAGTTGCTACGCCACACACCGAACTAGGAGATCGCTGCCGTGGACAAGATCAAGGCACTGCTCGACGAACTGGCGAACATCACCGCGCAGATTCAGGCTGCGATGGATTCGGAAGAGACGCCCGCCGCCGAAGGCGAGAGCGAAGCCGATCCCGCCGAGCAGGAAAACTCGCTTCGCTCGCTGATGGAGCGGGCCGACCAGATTAAGGCCAAGATCGAGTTCTTGGAGAAGGTCGCCGAGAAGGAAAAGTCGCTGCGTGCCGTGTTGGAGCGTTCCGCCCCGGCCAAGACCATCGAAACCCCCGAGGTGAAGGAGACTGCCGTGGAGAAGCGTGAGTACGCCGTGCCGAAGGCCCATAACAACCTGCGCGCGTTCAGCAACGCCGAGTCGGCCTACCGCGCTGGTATGCACATCAAGGGCTTCGTGTTCGGTGACGCCGAAGCTCGCCGGTGGTGCAAGGATCACGGCGTCGAGACCCGCGCTCAGGCCGGTGGCATCAACAGCCTTGGCGGCGTGCTGGTCGCTCCCGAGATGAGCAACGAGATCATCCGGCTTGTCGAGGAGTACGGTGCGTTTCCGCAGTACGCCCGCCGCGTGTCGATGAACTCCGATACGCTCGTCGTCGCCCGTCGCACCGGTGGCCTTGCGGCCCGCCCGGTCGGCGAGAACGTCGAGGTGTCGGCCAGCGACGTGACGTTCGACAACATCGAACTCAACGCGAAGATTTGGGGCATCGCCAACCGCATCCCCAATTCGCTGCTCGAAGATTCGATCATCGACCTCGCTGATGCGATGGCCGTTGAAGTGGCCCAGGCGTTTGCCGAAGCCTTCGACAACGCGGGCTTCATCGGCGACGGGTCGAGCCAGTACCACGGCACGACCGGCATCGCCACGAAGATTCTTGAGTCGGCGTACTCGGCGTCGGTCGTGACCGCGACGGGCAACACGACCTTCAATGCTCTGACCCTCAACAACTTCACCGATATGCTCGCCCGCCTGCCGCTCTACGCCCGGCGGAACGCGGCCTTCTACGTGTCCCCGGCTGGCTGGGGTGCGGCGATGCTGCGGCTGGCGATGCTGCCCGGCGGGGCGGCCGCCCCCGGCGGCAACGCCTCGGCCGACGTGGCTGCGGGCTTCGGCGAGCGGTTCCTCGGCTATCCCGTCCGGCTCGTTCACAGCATGGAGTCGGCCCTCACCGGCACGACCGGCAAGGTGGCCTGCCTGTTCGGCGACCTCTCGCAAGCCGCCACGTTCGGCGAGCGTCGGGCCGTCTCGATCCGCACCGCTTCCGAGCGGTACATCGAGTTCGACCAGACCCTCACCTTCGCCACCACTCGCAACGCGATGGTCGTCCACGACCTCGGCTCGGCGAGCAAGGCTGGCCCGGTTGTGGCCCTCAAGTTCGGCTGATTCTTCCGCGACCTTCATTCAGGAGATTCCTAGACCATGAACCATGTTGAGAACAGCAAGACCGTTGCGAAGGTCGTGGATGGTGCGTCAATCGCCCACACCATCGACTGCAAGGGATACAACCACGCGTCAATCGACGTGGCGTTTGAGCCCGTTGCCGCCGCTGGCACGGCGTCGGCCGTGGCCACGGTGCTGAAGCTCGAAACGAGCGACACGAATGGCTCGTTTGCCAACCTTTCCGGTTACGTCGGCGGAACGGATTTCACGATCCCGACCCCGGCGAATACGAGCGACACCGTGGTCGTGCGGTTCGACGTAGACCTCAGGGGCAAGAAGCGATACCTCAACGTCGCCTCGACGCTTCAGGCTTCCGGTGGCGTGGCCTCGGTCGTGCGTCTGAGTCAGGCCGAAGACGGCCCGTCGAGCGCGTCCGAGAAGGGCGTGTCGGTCGCGGTCAGCGGCTGAGCCTTGACGTGATGTGCAAACTGGGCGGGCCGCTCCAAAACGGGGCGGCCCGCTCTCTTTTTGAGGTACGCATGATCGTCAAGGTAGGTGGCACTGAGGCCGACATTCGCGTGGAAGCGATCCTGTCGATGCCGCGCTTGAGTTTTACGGCCAATCACTTTGCGTGGGCTCAGGCACTCATGCCGCTGGGGATTCGCCCTACGATGGGCACCGGGGCGTTCTGGTCGCAGGTGAACACCCGGATCATGGAGCAGTTCCTCGACAAGTGCGAGTACCTGCTGACCATCGACTACGACACGTTCTTCACGAAGGAAGATGTCGAACATTTGTTTGCGATGGCCATGACGTTCCAATGCGACGCCTTGACCGGCTTGCAAACGAAGCGCGAAGACGGCCGCCCGATGCTGACGCTCAAGGACACGCTCGACAACCCGCCCGAGGATGGCAAGACGACGCTGCCTTCGTCGTGGTTCGCCGAGCCCGTGCAGGAGGTGGACACGGCCCACTTCGGGCTGACGGTCATCTCCACGGCCGCGCTGA